TCCCGTACTCGAACCCCTCCGGAAACACCTAAAATATTGCGAACCCTTTAGCCGCATTACCTAATTCCTTTCCTGCTTGCCTAGCCATTGCCCGGCCACGACTTTCAGGTTTTCTATTTTGGTTTGCCGCAAAATTCCGAATAAATTCTTGTCGCTCAGCATCCGTCGTTGGAAACTTTCCTTTTGTCTTTGTTACAGATACAGTCTTTCCCCCTTGTCTCGTAATACTAACTGTTCCTCCCGAAGAAGACCCCTTCCTAGTCCCCCAGCGCATTCCCTTAACGCCAAAGTGAACTAATTCCTCCGGCGTTCCTGGTTTCTCGTTATAGTTCATAGAAACGACTCCTTATTCGCCTTATATGCAACATAAGCGTCCATCATTGCGGCTACGTTATCGATCTTCTCATCCTGACGCTTCTTCATAAGCTTCCTATTACCATTAGTATCCTCCAAGGTAATGCAATTACCCATGGCGAATTGCATCAGAAGCTGATCAAATATGAGCATCCGTTCTGTAGCTAGAATCTTCAATTCTCCTAGGGGAACTGATTCCGTCCTAGCACCCTGGATGACCTTCTCAATCCCAAAAGGCCCATTATCCTGCTCCCAGCGAGTGACGAATTCCTTTGCGTTGTAGGGGTCGTACCCGAGCGCGCGTACGTCATATGAGGAGTCCTCTACAAACTTATCCAGGTCATCATAGACCTCCATCATGTCGAGAACTGTGCATTCCAACACATGTAAGGAGCCTTCGTTTATGAATTGCTCGTACTTCATTCGCATAGCACCAGGGAGTTTCATTAAAGTCAAACTAGAAATGTAACTTCTAGTCTTGACGCCAAAGGACCCGTTCGATACTGGGAAGAGAAATGTAAATGCACAGAAGTCGTCACCTTGGGAAAGATCGGCCCCCAGAGCGCAAGGCAACTGCCAGAATTCCCTCTCGCGATGCGGAAGTGTTTCTTCGTACGTAAAGAAGTAGGTGTATCCCTCCATAGGAATACCGAACCGTTTGGCAAGTATGTCATTCCGGGCAGCGGGAGCCTTCTCGGCCCGTTCAACGTCCAGGTGATAAGTCTCATAAGACACCGTCTTTCCAAGATTCGGGTTAGCTTTGATCCACATAGCCGGGTCGGATACCTCTTCGACCTCATCTAGTTTGTAATGCCAGATCGAAATATGAGGAGCTACGTAATCTCCCTTGAGAATGCTTGCCAATTCCAACTTGACGTCGTCGCCACTACCATTTCGGACAGTACCTTCGGAACTAATAGCAACAATAATATAGTCGTCAAGCTTCGACGCCCCTTGCTCAACTGCGCCAACAACATCCTCACGAATATCTCCGGAAAGCCACTCATCGATAGTTGAGATCTTAGGTCTAAGCCCTTGCAGCTTGTCAATCGTCATAGGCCGGACCTCAAGCAACGAACCGGTCAGGAAATTCTCAACACCCTTCTTTGTAGAAGCGAGTTTAACCCGGTTTACCCTAGAACCCGTCGTGTTCTGCATCGAACCCTCTGTCATGAATCTGAACAAAGGGCCTTTGCTTCGCACAATCGCAGTGCGAAAAGGAGACATTACTTCTTCAGCTTGCTTCATTGTTGGAGCAGTAGTAATTTGGTGTGTAGTTGCGGTGTCCACAGTCAAGAAATAAGCATGGATACACTCGGCGTACATCGACTTCGCGGCCCCGCGCGCGACGATCAAATATTGCTTCTTTGTTAAGCGCTTCTTAAGAGTCTTTGTGACATACCGACCGCCATGGTTCTTCTCTGACGGCTGATATACACTACGCTCCACGAAGTAGAACCATCCAAAAATTTGTTCAGCCCATAGTTTGAAGGATGGTAATAGATTAAGATCACCTCCGTCAGTCAACGTCAATTCATTCTCACAGAATTTAACGAAACCTTCTACGGCATTGTCATCGTAATAGATGTTCTTGTTGGTGATTAGAGAGTCGATGCGGTTCATCTCCATCGATATCTCTCTGTTCACAGGCACATCGCCACGGAGAACAGCCTCTCGAAACTCCCCGTAATACTTTGGTGTGGCCGTATTCGATAGCCCCATGGCAGCTCCTTACTTCTTCTTATCTGCTGCTTTCTGGGCAGGAGTTCGATAATCTCCGATCAACCAGTCGAACAGATCTGGGCCTTTCTTCTTTGCGAGTTTAGCTGCTTCCTTTTCGATGAAAGCGCGTCCAGCATTCTTCTGTGGCTTATTAGCGGCCAGCATCTTAGAATATTGCTGCTCCAGATTCATTCTGGTAACGAGTTGTTTCATCTGATCATTGCTAAGAGCTTGCGGCCCGCTCTTCTTAGCAATTTGCTTAAAAGCAGCAGCAGACTTCGCTTCTGGGCTAGCTTCAAAACCCTTTCCGCCAGCAGTACGAATCTTCTTTCCTGGTTTCGCAGTTAATGTAACTGATTGTGGGCCTTTGCTTCCTCGTCTCACCCCCCATCGCATTCCTTGTACACCATAGTGAGCGATGAAATCATCAACGTCACTCATACGTTTATCCTTTCTGAGTTCTTCTCGATCATACTTAGCGCTTCGTCAAGCAACTCCCTGCATTTAGTTTTATTAAGTCGATCGTGTGGTGTGAGGCCACCCCAAATACCGTCAAGCCAATACTCGCCATGACTTAGACGATACGAGAGACTATAAACTCGGCATTCCCACATCACGGGACAACTATTGCAGATGTTTATAGCATGACGTCTCGAGATGCCTATTTCTGGAAACCAGAATATCGGATCAACACCACGACAATCCGCATTCGCTATCCAAGCCCCGGTCATAGGGCATCATGAGGAGCTTCGACATTAGGGGAGAATATATCATAGAGTGCATCGTCAAGATGCCACCGATACCAAATCGCGCCCATAAGTGTAACCAGAATTAAACTTAGCAGAATCCAAATAATGAACACGGCGGCCAACCAGTTAAGAAGACTCACTTGGAGGCTCCTCCCTTCCTTGAGAATTAACCAACCGAATAACCTCTACGGCTGTCCAAGCTCCAAGAACGACTAGCCCCGCTGCTAGCATAGCTGTTGTAAATGTAGTATCCGGTTCAGCAGCACTCGTAATAAGAAGAATTGCTGCCATGAGAAGCAATGGGAGACCTTGTATGAATTGCAACATTAGTTTCTCCTAACGGATTAAGTGTTGAACTGTTCAATTAGGAACCACCACCCTCCAACCGCCCCAACAATAAGGACAATAGTTACAAGTATCGTAAGAAATATGTTGTTCATCTTAACCTCTCCTAAGCTCCTCCACTAACGGATAATCCCGAACCTCTCGAATGACATTGATTCGCCACTCTAATTCTCGGATCTGTTCCTGCATGGCAGTTACTAGATATGAATGCATCGGCGGGTCGAACAGAAGCCGAACCCTAAGATACATGTAAGACCTAACATTGTTCAAACGCAAATCATCCTCAAGGAAATCCGCCCACATGTCGGTAGCATCCTTGATGGCGAAACCTTCAACTGGGCCAATCCCCAACTCTGTTAGCGTTGAGAATACAGAGTTGATATGAGTCGTGATGTCTACATCGAACTCGGTATAGTCAGGAGCTATCCCAAGAATCTTCTTGACATTCAACAAAATACTTTCAAACATGTGTCGCACCTCCTTACCATAGTTTTGTGTCTCCGGCCTTACGATCGGAGAAAGGTTTGGGTAGTAATCGTTCATCGCTAAAGTGGATAGCATTGTGAGTACGATGAGTGGTGGTGATCAGGAACTCCGGGTCGAGAATATCGTCATTGCCATGGACAACATCTTCTACCGTCATCGGATTCATGTGATGGATCACAAGATCCTGGTAGATCTCGTAGCCCGGAATGCCTAGATCACAACCCTCGTCTCGTACAATGACCTGTTGGCGTATAGCACGCCATTCCCTTGAGGTATAGAACTTCTGATTGATGTAACGATCGAAACCGAACGTAGAATCCGCAACTCTGGATCGCAGAGCGAGATAGCGGTACCGTTCTTCGAAGGTATGAAGCCTTATGAGCTCAGAATATCTTCTAGTCATCCATCATCTCATCAATCTCGTAACCAGCGTAAGAACGCATAGCATCTAGTGCCGTCTGATACAACTCCTCGATCCGTTTGACCGATGCCATTGCCTCAACCTTGGCTTTGAGAAGGTCGTTCTCTCTGGAAAGGCGTTCTTGTTCCAACTTCTCCCTTGTTGAACCCAACTTCAAGTAATGATTGATCGTCTGAGAGCTTGCTGTTCCATCCTGGAGCTGCCTTTCGGCCAGATCGACTGAAAGCGAGATCAATTGATTCTCTCTACCCTCAGGAGTGGTTGCAGGAGGACGCTTTGGACCAGGTTTCACATCACTTTTAGGACGTCTACCCATACTTCTCCTCCCTTCTAGGAAAAATTGATCTCACAGAAAGTCCCCCCGGAGCTATTTTTGGG